CAGCAAAATGAACCCTGTCCTCGACGCTTACCGCCAGCAGTACGATGACCTAGATAACCAGGCTGCTGTTCAGGCGGCGTACACGGATTCTATCGCTATCATCCGTAACAAACAGTCTTCGTTGAAAGACAGCGTGATGGGAAATATTGATTATCTGGGAAATCTCCTGTCAGAGAAACTCCAGAAGATCGGGGCGTTCAATCGGTACATTCAGCTCACAGATCCCACAACTGCAACACCCGTTCCGCCTACAGATAATCCGATGGTAGCATACTTCGCGAGTTTTCCCCCATCCTTCGCAACCATCTTGGATGTGTTCATTGCGATTCTCATTCTACTGATGCTGATCATTATTTTCAGGAAGTCGGGAATAGCGTTCACTGGATTCGGGAATTTCTGGCGGCAGTCGTACTACAATACTCAACCGGGAATACCCAATATCAAGATTTCAAGTCCCGGACTGAGTCCAATCAACAGGGCAACATGAACGTCTGTACTGACGACGGGCGATCAAAGTACAAGTTCGCAAGGTATATTTTAGACTTCCCCAGCGGCGAAAAGATGCGACAGTATGCACCAGGAAGTTTGAGGCCGTCAAAGGTACAGAGTGATACGAGATCATCGTAGAATACAATATCGTTATGAGGATCCAGAAGGATTCTGTTACCGTTATATTGAAACGCCAGGTATCCGACCATTTCGTTGGGGTGAAATCCAGGTATCCTCTTGAATTCGGCGAGAGGTATTGATGTCCACTTCGGCGGAACTTGAACGGACAGGAAGGGAAACCACGTGTATGTGAACGTCAGGTACGGTTCTACTGTCTGAAGACCGGTGGGTACGATGTGCTGTATCTCAAATATGAAGGGGGTGGGTCCGTACAGATCAGTCACCTTCCTACACAGCGTGGTAATCATACGCCCCGACCATCCCAGGCCTCTGTGGTCTCGATCGACATAATTGAAACATATTGCGACTGCGAAGAACGATTTTTCGGTACCAATCCAGTGACCACGTTTCGCGGCTAAGATCCCGACGCGTGGGATCCATGCAAGAACGTCGTCGTCGCCCATAGACGGGCGGCGAAGTTGAAACTCGTCTTTCCATATGGAAAAACACCATTCGCGTACATGCTTGGGGACGTTCTTCCATAAATCGGCGTTGATTTCGGGGTGAGGGTCGAAGATAAAATCCCTGGCAATCATTGTTCCTGTTCGCCCCGGGGAACGTTGGATTGGAAGTGTCTCCCACATTTCTTACATAGATACAAGAGAGGATGGAAGGAAGTTTAGCATATTGGCTCATAGCCCTTGCGGCCATCGCCATCTTGCTGCTGTCACAACTGCACACTGTACACCGCGAGATGTTTGATAACGAGAGGGAGAAGGACGGAGATACTGATGCACGCGAGGACTTCACTGAGATCTATGACGATTTCTACGCGAACGTGTACGACAAACTCTTTACAACCCCCGAACGCGTTTCGTTCGAGAAAGCGTCGATCAAAGAGTACGCCCTGTCGGAGTGGCCTAAGGATGAGATCAAGCTCCTGGATGTGTGCTGCGGCAGCGGGCCTCACGTTGACTGGCTCTGCCGCGAAGGAATCGAGGTTGTGGGAGTGGATGCGTCCGAGCCCATGCTGAAGAAGGCCAGGGAGAAGTGTAAGAGTGCCCGTTTTTACAAGGGCGATATTGCTAGGGCAGAAACGTTTGCCCCGAAATCGTTCTCCCACGCCATGATGCTCTACTTTTCCATCTACCAGTTCCAGAACGCCAAGATGATTCTTGATAACATTTATTCGTGGTTGCGTCCAGGTGGAATCTTTGTGATTCACTTGGTAGACCCCAACAAATTCGACCCGATTCTTGACGCTGCGTCTCCCTTCGGTCCGTTCTCGGTACAGCGGTACAGTGATGAGCGAGTCATTGATTCCGATGTGTTCTTCGACAAGTTCAAGTACAAGAGCCGGTTCGTCAAGGATCCAGACTCGGACAAAGCCAAGTTTGAAGAGGTGTTTGAGTTCAGTGACCCGCACTCTTACCGCGAAAACATCCATCAACTTACGATGCCTGGAATTTCGGCGATGCTGGATATTATTCGTTCGTCGGGATTTACACGTCATGAAATGGTGGACATGACACCAATAGGGTACGAATACCAATATCTTGTCTACTTTTCTAAGTAATAGCATCCGTCCACTATGAGCAGCAGCATGCGACTCCAAAAACAGTACAGAATCATCGGAGGCGGCGGGTCAACGACGATCACGGCTGGCGGCCCTCATCCGCATATCAACATGGCAAACAACTGCATTTTCAACCTTCGCGATATAAACGGAGTCACATTCCCGTCTGAACCTGGTCCAGTAGGGTACTTCCTAACGATGTGTGCGGACGGTCATTCGATGTACTGGCATCAGGGAATGGCCACGGAGGGCACGCAAGGTGCAACGGGACCTACGGGGCCACTGGGAGGACAGCCAGGGCAGATCATATTCAATGATAGCGACAAGTCTAGCGGACACCCGGCTCTGACCTTTGATTCGTCATCTGGAACGACAAACATGTACAACGCAAATATTTTTGGCGACCTCACGATTCACGGAAATATCATGGGAAAATTTAATGCTCCTTCGTACACCATTGCAGGTGTTAACCTTGGAGGTGGGACAATACGTACTGGCACTGGAGCACCCAATTCAATTGGTGGGTGGTCCATCACAAACGGAACACTGAACAACGGAAATATAAGTATACTTCAGAATGGTGCGATTATGACTCCAGGGTACTCTGGCAACTTTATCGGTGGGGTTTCGTTGTACGCCGGATGCCTGAGCAATGCCTATGAATCCAGCAACACTATTGGCGGAAACATGCTTTCGAATGGAACGTTGGGAGTAGGAACGTCTACCGGAGGATATGCTCTCAACGTCAATGGTCCTTCCTTTATGAATTCAACACTCACTGTACAAAATAACATCACAGCGGTTGCAGGTATCATAGTCAACGGACCTGCCACTTTTTCGTCGATAGAAGCGTCCGGAACTATGCACGTAGTTGGAAAAACAACCCTTGAGGACACAACCGTCGGCACGCTTAAGATAACTGGACAGAACCTTAACGCACCATCCGCCGCTGCTGTGCTGTCTTCTGCGATCATTTTAGAGACTATGACGGTTGGTGGACGTACTACGCTCGCAGACGTGTACGTTCGCTCTCTCCGCGTTAACGGTTCTTCGTTGATTGCCTCCAATGCAACTGCGTTTCTATCATCCGCTCAGATTTCAGGAAGACTCAATGTTGATGGTCAATCAACGCTTGAGGACACAACTGTGAACACCTTAACGGTACTCGGATCAACTATTGACGCACCTGTAACACATGCAACATTGTCATCTCTTACAGTCTATAACGATTTTGAGGTTTACCGAGATATCGTGAACCGTTTCGGATACACGACTCTGGGGGACACAACTGTAAAATCTCTGAAGGTGGGAGGAACGTCTATTCATGCCCCGGTATCCCTCGTAACGGCCTCGGGTCTCGTAGTCTACAACGACATTATCAGTCTTTCTGGACGCACGACTCTCCAAGATACATGCGTAGAATCCTTGGTGATCAACGGCACGCTCAAGGCAGAATCTGGTCATTCAACCCTTTCATCGCTCGCTGTCTACCATGATGTAAGCGTTTCAGGGTACTCTACACTTCAGGACGCACGTATCGTAGATTCGCTAGTTGTTGGAGGTACGCTCGACGTCCCGTCGTCTCAAACAACACTCTCTGCTCTTGCGATCCACAATACGTTAACGGTATCTGGGCCTACCATACTGGAAGATACTCAACTCTCAACACTCTGTATCTGCGGATCCACGATCAGTGCACCGAACGCCCTTGCGACCCTTTCGTCTCTGGCGGTACACAACGGTGTTGTGGTAGAGGGAAACGCTGTGTTGGCAGGAGAAACAACTACGACACAGGATCTCATTGTGAATGGATGTACTCTGAGTGCAGCAAACGCGGTGGCCACTCTATCGGTTCTCAACACCCGCAACGATCTTACCGTTGGAGGAGGTACGACCCTACAATCCCTTGTCGTGAACGGACCTACTCTCGTGGCATCCACGACCGCGGCTTCGTTTGGACAACTTGGCGTATCGGGAGATGTGGTCGTTGGAGGACAGGCCACGCTTTCAGATACGTCGGTACAGAACCTTGCTGTCAACGGAACTATTCTGAATGCTCCGAACGTGGCGGCCGCTGTATCATCACTAACCGCCTCTAGGAGTCTCAATGTCACTGGCCGATCAATACTTTCTGATACGGTCGTGCGAACGATGACTCTGACTGGGCCCACCCTGAATGCCGGTGGATCGTATGCGACGTTCATGGACGCTGCTGTTTCGGGATCCGTTGAAACACGATCTCTAGCCGTTTCAGAACAAGCTACAATTGGAGGTGGTGTCGTAGTGTCTGGCACTGCAATAATCTCAACTCTATCTGGCCTTTCGTCTCTCAATGGTCTAGTGGTATGCACCAATACAACGATCAGTAGCCTGTGTGTAGGAGGTGTATCATCGGTGGCGGGAGTGGTCGCTATTGGTCCGGGTGCTGGAGATTCGGGGACAGGGGCGTACTTGACATCGATTGGAGTGAATGCCGGGTCTAAAAATACCGGGACGTACGTCAACGCCATGGGATCAAGTGCAGCCGATCACAATACTGGACGGAACGTTGTAGCGATCGGTATGAATGCGGCCAAGACCAACGCGGGAAACTACAATGTAAATATCGGGGACTTTTCGGGGATGAATCAGACAGGGTCGAGCAATGTAGGGTTAGGCATGCGTTCGCTTGTTGGGAACGGGGGATCGCTCGTAACGGCTCTTGGGTTTTCGGCTGGAGAGGGTTCGGGTGCGAATAATTGTGTGTACATCGGTGAGAGGGCCGGAATGAACAATACGCTGAGCAATTCAGTGTTTATCGGTCGCAATTCGGGGGGGTACACTCCGGATGCTCCCAATACGTTCATGGTATACTCAACGAAGCCCGGGGTTCCGGCGGTTCAGGTGGACACGTCGAATAACGTTATGGGAATAGGATGTGCCCCCAATCCGAAGTATGGTCTGTCGGTAGGCGGTCCAATTGCCAATACGATCAACGTCGTATGTATCACGACCACAGACACATTCGAATTATCGACCTCAAACTACTCGACCTATTTCAATCTACTGAGCTCTTCCGTGACATCCGTGATTCTTCCAGGCGATATACCTATCAAGGGAAGCTACTGGGTGATCAAGAACAATTCGACGGCGGCGATTACGCTTGTGTGTTCTGGTGGTTCCTTCAACACCCCTGGAACAACAAGTACAACTACGACTCTTCCCATCGGCGGGCTCTTGACGCTCATTTACTCTGGGTCTGATTCGGTATATTACACGTTCTAAACTGTCGCCTTCCAATAACACATGTCATCAACGACGACTATGATCTCCGACAATCGCAGCGTTGCCGATTTTCAGACGTTCACGTTTTCCGGTCATGCCCGCACTTTGGCTCACAAATCCCTGCTCCAGAGTATTCAGCTGGGGCACGCCGATTACGCGTGCTACTGGACCCTGGAACTCCTGTGCTCCGGTCTAGTCCATTCCCTGTGGAACACCCTGTTTGAGGGAGGGGCACTCTACGTCCACCGCTGTCCCAATATTTTTACGTTTCTGACATCTCAATATGAGCGGTTCTCGTCGATCGAAGAGATGTTTTCGCTCCACACCATGACGGATATCAGGAACCATGAAACTGCCAGAACTCTCGTGTGCGAGACCGCAGTGGCTCTGGCCATTGCTCGTAAACAGAAACCCATCTCTCTGCCCACCATCAAACCACTCCACGATTTCCAGCCCGAGACAGTCAGGGAAAACCTGCGTGCCACGTCCCAGGCATCGTGCCTGCCCTTTGTCAAGGCCGATGATCCCTACGAATTGAAAATCCCCTTCAACGAGTTCTGCTTTTCCGTACAAACCCGGGATTTCCTGCGGTCTCTCTACTGGATGTCCTGGATCATGACGTATGCCCGCGAACAGAAGAAGCGGACGAAACAGCCTCTTCTCTGTGCGGAGCGACGCAATCCTTACGTAAACTCCAAATTTGCCAGGGCGATGGTGTGGATGTTCTGGGATGTCATTAATGCTCACTCCAATACCTACGTGGAATCCCTCTACAAACTCTACTGCCTCCGCTGGGAACCTAAGCTGGCAAAACCCCGTCAGCCTCTCCTCTTGGCAGCCGTATCATTCGTCACCGAACCCATAGATTCCCGCGAACCGGCACGGAGGAACGAAGGGGAGATATCTGCTGTTCTCCACAAGATCCCTCAGCTTCTCGAAACGATACAGGCCACCCGCAATACTTTCCAAGCTAGAGAGTAATACACAGCATGCCTGCACCCACCGACACCCAGAAGCTCCAGATCTCGGCCTTCCAGGGTCTGCTGTTCTACATCCTGGCAAACCCTATTACGTTTCGCGTCATGGACGGACTCGTGACGTCAGTGACGGGACCGTATACTACGTTCCGTATCTTTGAGAACGGTGTACCCACCGGATTCGGGCTCATGGTTCACGCCTTTGTCTTTTTCGCGGCCACCCTGGGGCTAATGTATGTTTAGATACAGGGCGTGTACATATACAAATGTACCGTATTACGAAGATGGGTATGGTCTATGTGAAGCCAACAGTTACGTATACTACCAGCTTTCTTTGGTGTGGAAACCAGTGTTTGAATCCACACGAAAGGACGTGCCGAACCCTGCATCCTCAGTCGGATGGATCGGTAAAAATTGAAGTCCATCCGTACCCCAATGTTTTGGATCGGATCGATTACAGGGAAGAGGTCAGGGTACAAAAGTATGCTGACGGTTCATTCTCAGAGAATACTGATCTGTTTACGCCGGCGGGGCCGCTGGCGGGGCCGCCTTCTTCGAGAACCAAGAAGGACAGCACTTCTTCACCTCAGCCAGTGCAACGTTCGCAACCTTCCCGAGCTCAGCCTTCACGAGCTTGACAGCCTCGACGACGTAGGGGAGAGTCACGTCGCACCACCCAACAAGCTGAGTCTTCTGCTCATCGGACAGGGGAGACTCGCGAATAGCCTTCTTGACTTCATCCACAATGAACTTCGCCTTGTCCTCGTCCGAGCGGTCGGCCAGGATCTCTACTTCGGCGATCTTCTGGATGACAAACTTCAGGAGGTCAGACTTGTTCGCGAAGTCAACGACGGCAGCCTTGGCCACCGCCACGACATCCGTAACAGCGGGAGCAGGGGCAGGGGCTGGGGCGGTGACGACCTCAGGAGCAGGAGGAGCATCTGACATCGTCTTGTGTTTAATTTTAGGTCTTACAAAACTTTTGATAGAATAACTCATGGAGATCTCTGATATTGTTTACCTCGCATTTTCGACGGTTATGGTTGTTGTTGTCCTGCACATCGGAGTCTTCTGGATTGCCAGGGTCGTCCAGCCCCCCAAGCCGAAGGTCGTGTACGTCGATCGCACGCCCCTCCCGGCAATCATACCGCCCGATTCGACCCCCATTCCAGCTCCTCCTCCCCCTCAGATCGTACTTCCTCCCCGAGTCGAGCCTCCTACCCAGCAGCCTTCCCAGACTTCGCAGACACTGAACGTCCCGACGTACGCCGCTCTTCCCCTGCCCATGGTGCAGTCCAACAAGCCGGATGCCCAGCTTCCCCCACCGATCGAGACCCGGGAAGTCGATAAGGTCGGGTGGTCAGGCGGCAAGAGTTAACGAGTGATTTTGACAGTTCCAGACCTGGTATACAATGAACCGGCTGAAGAGTTTGTATGGATGGGATCCAGTCATGCGTATGACCCGTCAAGGGACAGTGACGGCGTCCAGCACATATAAGGTTCCACAAACAACCGGAATGCCAGGATGGCTTTGTCTGACCCGCGACGATTCATCGAAGCCAATTGCGTTCTGGGTACAGCGAAAGGACAATGCTACTCCACAAGTTTTCAGAGTTGTATGGGACGAAAGGTGTTTTGAAGATACGATTCTGCGTGTCGAATACACCTCCACACATGTGTACATTGCAGATGTGTGGATGTGGAATGGAACCCAGATGTTCAAGACCAAGTCATTTGAACAGAGGGCTAAGTTTCTGAAGGCAGCATTTGAGGCTACGTATACTCCATGCCCAGAGTTTGAGACAAAGGCGGTATCGCTGCGGGAGAACGCGACCGAGATTCGGGGACACGAGTACTATTCGGATGCCCATGGTGAAAAGGGTATCTTCATCGAATCCAAGCCGGATGTTTCTGACAAGTACGAGATCATCGCAACAGATATTCCTGATGTGTACAAGGTTGCGGATGTAGGATACCTTCGTGTCAGAACGATGGCTCTTTCAAAACAGTTGAGAGCGTTGGGCAGGGTGTTTACCCTAGAGTGCGTTCAGAATGAAGACGGGACATGGACCCCCAGAATCTAGTCTCTGTCCAATACAAATGGTTCGTAAGCACACAAAGAAGACAGCCGGACGCCGCCACCGCCGCCGGACTGTGAAGCGTGGAGGAGGCTACGGCTTCGGAGGATCTCTCCTCTCGAACGTCGGAGGCCCGAATGCCGGAAACCCACAGTGGAATTACAATATGGGAAGCGACTGCGGTGCCGATCTCCAGGGGCGTGGCGGTAATAACAACATGTCGGGTGGTCGTCGCCGGCGTAAGACGGTCGCTGGTCGCCGTCGTCGTACCTACCGCGGAGGATCGAACCAGGTTGTGAATAACAATTCGATCTTGGCTCTCCAGCAGCCTCGCACCGGATACACGTTCAACGGGTCTGGCGTCGCTGGAACCGCGGACACTGTTCCCGTTGGAAGCCCAGTATATCAGGTTGTTTAAATTCTACTCTAGTATCAATGAAGGCAAACGTGGACACTGCCATTGCATCTCTACTTTTGTTGGTGACTATCGTCTTCCTTGTTCAGCGTCGGCTGGGATACCTTGCCGTATGGCTCGTGCTCATAACCGTCGTGATCGGATACGGCGTTCGCATGCCGCTCGTGGCAGCAGTAACGCTGGGTATTGCTACGGTCGCTGGAGTCGTTCTGATTTCCGGCCAGGCTCTGAAGGAGAACTACGAGAACCCTACGGAGAGCGACGAAAAGAAAGAGCAGAAGAAGTTGAAGAAGGAGGACTCGGAGAAGAATGAGCCGGAGCCGCACTCCGACTCCAAGTCGTCCAAGATCGAGGATTCGCATCTGGACGCAGGGACCACGGTTCTTCATGCCTTCCAGAAGCTGAACCCCGAGCAGGTTCTGCAAATGCGTGACGATACAAAGGAGCTGATGGACACACAGAAGCAGCTCGTGGAGACGCTCTCGTCCCTGGGACCTCAGGTCCAGCAGGGAGCAGAGCTCATCAAGAGTTTCCAGGGGATGTTCGGCGGAAACTTAACCGAGGTTCTGAAGCAGTGAGACGGCTGCCGCATACTTGAAATACTGGTGATTGGGATCGGATGAATTGATTTTAATAAGTGGAAGTCCAAGACCGTGGGTCAGGATCTTCCAAGTCAGAAGGGTTGTGCCGAGATGGTAGTGTTCTACCACGTCGCTCCAGCCCGTGAATGTATTCCAGAGAACTTGCAGGGAGGATATGGCGTAGAAGATGATGGATAAAGTTGTAGTCTCCAGAGTCCCCCCGAAGTACACAAATAGAGCAGGGAAGAAGAAGTAGCATCCCCAGAAAAGAACGTGCCCAATCGGCTGGATAAAGAGGTTGGCGTACACTGTCAGATGATCCATAAACTGTGCGGGTCGAATTCGCTTGTCGATCTCCATGTACTTCCACACCACTTCTGCGTGATTCGGATGATCAATCATCTTTCGTAGACTCGGTGGTAGGGGCTGCGTCATCTCCTCCTCCTCCAATTAGAATACCCTCGGTAGGAAATTCCACCTGGTCAAACGTCTTGGGGTTCAAGTACACCCACTTCTCCGCCGGGCAGCCTACCACCGAACGAAGAATCGGCGTAGTTACACGGTTTCCCGAAACCACAAGGTGATTCAGGGTATCCGTGCAGTCCACCACCTTGCCGCTTTCGCCGATGTAGCCAACAAACAACCAGGGTACTACTGCCGACTCAAAGACGTCCTCGAGCAAGTACCCCCGACCCGCCTCGTTCGTCCACTGAATCACGGTCTTGTGATCCTGGTGAAGTCCATGAACCTTGCGGATATGATGGAGAACAACGTCCGCACCGACCCGGTTAAGTTCGTGGTAATCTGAAGCATAATGCGAAACCCCCGTGTCGAGGTTCGTCGCCTGCCACGTCATCGTCTCGTAGATTACAGATCGACGAGCATAGCAACGCTCTACCGCCGCGTACACACGTACGAGTCCGTAAATAAAGTAGTCCAACGCTTCCAGTGCCACCGCCTTCATTT